CTCCAAACTCTACTTCTGCCATGTTTACTCCTCGTCATCGGCAAACTGCAAACTTCGCAGTTGCGCGACCTCTGCCTGTAGTCTTTGTATCTCTAGTCTTCTTCGCTCAAGTTCGAGTTTATAGAGAGTGTTACAGTTCAGACGTTCTTTGGGTTTATCAAGCGGAATGGTTAGTTTCGCATAAACCCCAACATCTTTGACCAACCCATCAGGATTATATCCTGGTGGATTCTCATAAGCACCTCCGTAGAGACTGCTATAAGGTCCGTTCTGGTTTAGAATGCCGATAACACCAAACTCAACGGTGGTAGCACCGCCGATAGCATTCGCACATTCTAGTTGCCCAGCACGTACTCTGTCTTGCGCGTATGAACCTGGTGTGTTGGGTAATGCCAAGTTCAAAGAACTCGACTCACCAAATGCACGTTCACACGCAACCACTAATAACACTAATACTAATATTCTCATAAGTTTCATTTCACTTTCGAGCAAATCCTCGAAGCCATTATTGACCGTGTAGATCCGTCTTGGAGTGTCAGAGACTTAGTGCAAATATAAGTCACATCCTTTCTCTTACTCTCCTGAATATAGACATCAAATCTCTTTGTATCAAGATACTCTACATTAATTACTTTCCCGCCTGAGACGATAAACGGAACCTTGTTCCATTCACTGTCATAGACGCCCACTCTATAATACCGAATATCATCTCTTTTATTGAACAATCGCATACTCGCTTTCAACACACCCATTTGATGAGTTGTTTCCAACTTCGGATATGTTGGAGTAAATTCGTGGGCAAGTGAGACTTGCCCACAGATCATTGTCAATATTAGAATGATGTATTTCATATGATTTTCCTTTAGATTGCGATACACTCGGCAGTTACTACTGCTTGGTATTGACCTCCCGGAAATGCCTTGTTGTATCCATAGTCTGCCTCTGACTCTACTCTGAACCACGTAGAACCAGCGATAGACAAGTCTACCTCAGTGACGTTATCATATTCAACTTTATTGTTATCATAGGCAGACATCCCAGCGTCTGATACTTGATCAACTGATGTAGAACCAGTCCAAGTAACAGTATCGCTCAGGTTCGGGGATTCGGAAAAGGAAGTAGGATGGGTAATTCTTGCCATATAATAATCAGCTTGAATTACATCATACCGTACAACCGGATGCACACCACCATCAGCACTTGCCGTAGACAAGGTTTCGGGTGATGCGTTCCCGTAAACTCCCGCAGTGTCTTGCGTTACGATGCACTTAGATTCCACAGTACCACTAATAGGAATCTCTTCCGCAAACGCACTAGCACAAAAGGTCACCAATACCGCCAATAATGTAAAAGTTTTATTAAGCATTGCTGCTCTCCCTTTTTGGTTTGTTTACTTTTCATACTGTAGTCGGACCATCTCTGCGTGTCGAAGTTCCGACGCGAAAGACTGTCTCAATCCTCTCGTGTTAGATGGCAACTTGCCGCCAGGAGGCATAACCCCATCTGGCAAATTACCACCTCTCAGTTGAGTCTGGTAAGAAGCAGGTAGTGACATCATCGTTGCTAATTGATCATGAATTAATTGCTGAGTAGCAGACAATTCATTGTCGATGATAACACCAAGAAGTTGTTCCAACCTTTCATCAACTTCTTCTGCCGCTTCTTTTAATTTTGCTCTTTGTTTTTCTTTTTCTTCATCCTCTTGTGCTTTCATATTTGCTTTACGATCAAGTTCATCCTGCACGTAATCGTCATCAAGAGGATCTTTTGCCGCAACCTCTAAGATTTCTAATGCGAACGGGTCAACATAACCTGGGCAATTTGGATTTGACTGAGGGTCGAAACAAGGATCGTACTTGTATGTGTAGAACACCTCTGCGTCTGTAACAGATCCGGTTCCTTCGACTTCAATCGATCCTGGACCCCAATAAGAAATATCAATGAAATCTATTGGCACTGCTTTATTGATTGAGTTGCCTGGAATGCCTGACCAGTCGTCTGATGCTCTGAAAATATAACCCGGACCACGTGCGTTCTCGTTCTGCACGTGCACGATCATATCGTCAGCGGGATCTTTGACAGTGGTATAACGATACACCACGTTACTAACCTGCAATCCTGCTTGTTGTGGAAGAACGTTGGTCATTACCCAACGCAATCCAAAAGCAGCAGCATTGTTAGTCGTGCCGTATTGTGTACTGGTATCGAAATGCTCGCTAGAGAAGCAATAAGACGAGTAAACCAGAAACAGCAGCACCGCCAAGCAGCGTCTTAGTACCATCTTTCATCCCTTCCTTTTCTTTAACTCCGGGTTGTGCTTCTTCATTGGTAATCCATGCTGCTTTTGCCTGATCGCCGATAAGTCCATCATATGGACACGGTGTTCCTGCCATCATCATCGCATCAAAGACTCGTTTGTCTTGACACATTGTAGAAACTGCCGCAACCTTCATACCCATATCGTATAAAGTCTTGGACAGTTTGAGCCGTTCACAGTTCTCGTCGGTAACCTGAGTTCCCGTTGAGATGCCTAGAATTTGTGTTTGAATTGCACCCGCAACCCCAAACGTACATAAGTCTGAATTCGACGTATTGATCGTTGGAGTAATAGCAGACGCGGGTGGCGACTTTAAAGTCGTTGTCGTTGTGCTTGTTGTATTCACGTTGCTGTCTGTGATAGACTCAGTTCGAATCAAATTCTCATCAAGAGGTTGAGATTCTTGTCCAAAAGTCACACTCGCACAGAAAGCCATAACAAAGAATAGTAAATATCTCATTACTAACATCCTAAGTTATAATGTCAGATATATTTATATGATTTAGTCTTCAACCCAAGACATTGATACGTCAGATCGTTGAATTTGGTTAGAACTACGAACTAAGATACTTACATCGCTATTGGGGGGAATAGCAAACCGTAATTCTTCGAGATTGATAGAAGCAGTACCACCACCATCAACACCAAAAATATACGCTACTCTTTCTGGTAAGGTAACAACACTTTCAGTTTTAGATTCTGCAACAGAAGACCATTCAGAAATAGAATTAAAAGTTCTACCCGTAATAGGTGCATCTATTACTAAAGCAACTTGAACACCAGCAGTGGAGTTAAAAGATGCTGTCACATTTTTAACCAACAATTCTCTGGTATTAATCTTATCTCTGTGAATAAGTTTGTTATGAGCAGTGAGTAAATGATGCCAGTCGGATTGCGTTAAAGTGGAAGAAGTAGTAAAGAAGGATGAATTAGTAGGTTTGGTTGTTTCGATAAGTCCTTCGATAGCACCCATCATCGATGCACCAGAAACTGTAACGTTAGTTCCTGTTCCACCTAAACTGTATGCAACGTATCCAATCTTAAATGATGGGTTGTCAATGTGAACGTCAGTATTTTCATTTGCATAGTGTTCGTGATGAAACACTATCATTTTTCCATCATCAGATTCTACGGCATATTGAATTGTACCAACACCTAACCAACGAAAGTTGATTTGATACACATTAAGTTTGGTAGGATCAATGATCATACCAGAAGGACCAGTACCATCTAATTTATCGTGAATGAAATCAGATTGATAGGTCCAATTCTCTGTTTGCGCTACACCTGTTTGTGAGACTACATCAGCAAAAGTAGAAGTACCAGCACCATTACGAACTACAGTAAATGCTCCTAACTTTGGTCCCAATGAAGAAGATAAAAGGTAAATATCAGCATCGTATTGATCAACAACCCAAGAAGGAAATGCTGCTTCTATACCAGCAGCAAGTGAGGAAGCATTGGCACTAACATTAGTGCCAGTCATCACAATTGTTTCTGTGGTTCCGTCTAGGGTCACGTCAACGTTTTCGGTTCCACCAGCAGCACCAGTCACCGTAATCTTATGAATGTGTGCTTTACCACCATTGGCTCGCATCACTCCAAAATTTTCGCCGTTATATCCAATCTGCAGTGCTTGTTCTTGAATAAAGAAACCAGCACGTTGAGTATACAGAGCAACGGGACCAGTGAACATAGCAGTAAATCTTGCCTGTGCACCTTGTCCGGGACGATAACGAACTGCTCGTTTGCTACGAATAACACCATAACCCCCAAGAGAGGTTCCGGACCCTACTTGCATTAAGGTTCCTGTGGTGGTTGCAGTTCCTACTGGATCTCCATTTAGAAAAGCACCAGTATAAGTTTCGAACTGAAGAGGATCTAGTCCATACAACCCATCCAATTGCAGAACGGGTGTAACAGGTACAGAAATGGGTTCACCAAAGGCAGAAACAGCAGTAGCAGATGCTTCTACGCTACCAGTAGCATCTGCCAACATAACGACTTCATAGAGTTTATCGTTATTAGACAACAATCTATTTTGCGGTTTATTAAAAATTGCCATTAGTAAATCCAGTCAGAATACTAATCTATTTATACTAAACTAGATGTGGCATGTCTTTTATAAAAACTGTTTTCTTTTTTTCAGGCGGTTTATATTTTTTATTTTTCGTTACCCAATCATGCTCTATAATAGCCAACATAGTTTTCCAATCAGTTGTTCCATAAACTCTTCCGTTTGGATTTAACATATTGTACCATCCTAAACTTCTAAAAGCAGGAAGATCAGAAAACGGACCGTCGGGATTACCCCACTGCCAAACTTCGTCTCCAAAATATGATGACAAACAACCATTACCTCCATTTAGAGTAACAATGTACTTTGCTTTTGCTAACATGTGCATTTGAACTACATTATATGGCAGTCCAGTTTCTTCTTGAAAGTCATAGAGCGTTTTACACTTATGCTTATTTGCCATTATTTGATAATCATTATAGTTGTTATCTATTGGTGGATGTCGATCATCAGTGTAGTCAGAAGCATTTCCTTTGTTGTGTCTAATATACCAAATATCATACATGTCCTTAAATTTTTTACAGAACAAATCCATAAATTCATAACTGAAAAAATTGATAGGTTTTGGTGGATAAAATTCCAAATTATATTTGTTGTTCAATATAATTACAGGTTTTTCACCCGCGACAATTGGATTATTTCTTGAGTAAATCTCTTTGTATGGTGGAATCATCCACTCAGGTCCGAACTGGATGTAAGGATTAATCTCTTTTAGGAAAACATTCAAATCTAGTGGGGGATTTTTAGTTCTTCCCTGATTGATTCCAAAATATCTGTTAAAAATCGGGTCGCCTTCGTATGTAAAAAAATGTTCGTCTTTTAACCAAGGAAAAAATGGTTTTGCTGATGGATGAGAAATCACATCATGTTCTATACCATGCAGATGGTAGTAATATGATTTTCCAGAATATTGTGTCCAAACAAAAGACCATTCACAAACAGCATTTATTTGTTTTTCAGAAGTCATTCGTTTTCTGACTTCGTCTATTCTCGGATCGTCAAACCACCAAATAGGATCGTCAGTCTTCTCGAGGTTGCTCTTCCATTTTTCCGCCATTTAAATAAACTCCTCTTTTTCTAAAACCAGACTTAAATCCAAATCTTTTTTTAAATCCTATTCCGCGATATCTAGGTGAAGTTTCATTTAACACAAACGGTTTTTCTTTCTGTATCCAATTATGCTTTAATATTATCAACAAGTGTTCTAGATTACTAGTAGAATACACTGCATTGTTTTTATTGAATAGGTTTATCCAACTTCCATTTTGATGAATTTGTGCACCAGCGTACCCGCTCAAGTCTCTATCCCCTCCTCTATGATATTGCCAAACTTCTTCTCCGAAAAAAGAAGAAAGAACTGCATTTCCAGCATTTACTGTAACAATGTACTTTGCTTTTGCTAACATGTACATTTGAACTACATTATATGGCAGTCCAGTTTCTTCGATAAGATCATATATGGTAGTGAAGTTAAATTTTTTTGCGATTCGATAGTCGGCATAATCCTTGGCAGCAACATCATCATGATATCCTGTTCCACCATTATATCTTATGTACCATATTTCATATTTTTCAGTAAAATTCTTACCGAATTGATCTAGGAACCAGGGTGGAAAATAATTGTGCGGGTTATGTTTCCATTCGACTTGGTATTTATTATTCAATACAATGATAGGTTTTTTTGTTTCCCTTAATGGATTGTTTTTAGAGTAGAATTCGCGATAAGGAGGAATTGCCCAACAAGGTCCCCACTCTTTATATGGATTACAATCTCCTAGTATGTTTGGTAGCAATAAAGGAACATCTTGTCCAGAACATCCGTGACGATGTCCTGAGTGAAATTTATATTCAATAGGATATGTGTAAAATTGATCTGGGGTTAACCATGGAAAAAATGCTTGAGAGTGTGGATGACAAAATACTGCATGATCTACGCCCAGCAAATGATAAGAATAAGATCTTCCAGCATACTGAGTAAAGATATGCGTATATTCACTCAATGCTCGAATCTTTAATTTTTTAGGAATAGCATCAAATAATTCGTCAGCAACAACTGTTTCTGGTCTTACTTGTAAATGATCTGGTAACGGTGCATTATGAATTAAAGCCATCTATCGTTTTCCAACGTCCAACTAACAACTTGTGCAATTCGTTCGCTGAGTTTTATAGAGGGTTTCCAACCCAATTCTTCTAGAAGTCCTCCATCCAATGCATATCTTAAATCATGTCCAGGGCGACTCGAATGAAAATCTGTCATTTCATAATCTAGAGGTTTATTAATAGAACGAGCAATCATTTTTGCCAACTCTAAATTATCAATTTCTTCAGTTCCAACCAAATTAAATTTAGGGCACATTCCTTCAACCGTGTAGTCTGTTAGGTTTAGAATAAACAACAAACCTTCAGCAACATCTTTAGCATGAATATACATTCTTGAACCAGGAATTGTTCTTGTTCTGTCTGAATGTATTATTACTTTTTGGTTGTCTCTAACTTTCCTAATTGTTCCAGGAATAAATTTTTCTGGATGTTGCCTTTCGCCAAAAACGTTCATCGTATGAGTCACTTTTATTGGCATCTTATAAGTGTTTTCATAAGCAACGCAAAACTCTTCTCCTGCTGCTTTGCTTGCGCTATATGGATTTGTTGAGTTGTAGCGATCGTATTCTTTGTAAGCAACTCCGGGTGGAGCAACACCAAATATTTCATCTGTGCTGAAATACACAAAATCTGAGAGGTTAGTACAATATCTTCTTGCGTATTCTAAGACATTTACTGTAGCAACTACATTATCCATTACGAACTCCATTGGATAACTTATGCTTCTGTCTACGTGACTCGCAGCTGCGATATGTATTACTTTGTCGATTGGACCAATGTCGGAAACTAGTTGACTGTTAATTTCAGATTTTAAATCATGAAATATTATCCTTAATCGACTTGATACCATTTTAGCATCATGCTCTTTTAGCATGTCATGTAATCTATTCAGATTACCTGAAATATCAAGGCGATCAAGGCAAACAATATTCCAATCTGTTTCGCGTAAAAAATGGTCTATAACATGATGAGCAATAAATCCTGCCCCACCAGTAATCAAAACGTTCATATTTTAAATTCTCACTGTTTCTCCAGCATTATATAGGAAGAAAAATATTAGTCCTTTTTTCTACCATTTACAGCATCAGCAGCAAAGAATGCTGAGACTAACACTGCAATAGAAGCAAAGTATGTTGGTGCGATATCGGCAATCAGATTTGCTGCCGTATCTAATCCAAGTAGAGATGTGAAAGCAATTCCTACTGGATATACTAAAAGACCAAAAAGAGAGAACCATGCCATCTTACGAATGGCATCGCGTTGTGCGTCTTGATCTTCGAGTGCTTTTCTTTTAAATTCCAAATGCATATCCCATTCTTCTTGCGAGATATGCCCATCACCATTTGCGTCGATCTGTTTTGCTACTTCGGCGTCAATAGTGTGTTCGGACATTTTTTACTCCTCTTCTTCTACATGCTCCTCTTCTACTTGATTTCCATAATAATGATTGACTTCTTCTTCATGAAGTTCGCGTTCAGCAGATGGAGCTTCGGTTAATGTTTGTGGAACAGGGGCAGGTTGTGCTGCTACCACGGGAGCAGGTTCTTCATCAAGTTTGACGAATTGACCTTTTTGTTTATCATACCACGCTTGTTTCCTTTCAGACCAAACGATCCAAGGTTTTTTAGATACCATTTAACCCTCCTTTCCTGTAGTGTGCGTAACAGCGCCTTTAACAGGATTTACTATTGACTTATCACCATTGCCCAATTTGTCGGCAGGACCACGAGCAGGTGAAGGTTTTCCAGCACGACCAGCTTTAGTCGCATCAACGTGACTTTGTGCTTCACGATCGTCTTTATCTTTGCTTACAGTAGCAAGCATATCTCTTGCAGATTTGGATGCCATTTCTTTATCGGTAATTCCTTCATGATCTGATTTACCGTGACCAGATTTTTTTGGCAATCCAAGTTTTTCTGAAATAGCAGAAAGTTCTTCAACGGGAACATTAAATTGAACTTCAGAATCAAACAGCACATCTACTGTACCATCTTCATTTTCTGAAAGAATTTCCCCGTAACCATACTTGTCATGAACCACTGCTTCTTTGGGTACGCAATTTGGAACCATTCTATCACCTTTCTTTTTCATACCTACTTGCTTATGAGAATCCCAGCACGCTTCGTCTTTTTCGCATTCGCACTTGTCTTTGCCGCACTTGTCGCAGCAACTTTCTTTTTTCATTGCTTTGCTGATTGCCTTACGACGATTGTGCAGGTAGTCGTCAGACTTATCAACGTCTCCGTCGTTATCAATATCAGCATCTGCTTTTCCGACAGGATCAAGTTTTTTATGTTTTTTCTCAACAACTTCCTGCCAAGCTGCTGCGATTTTATCTATGATTTTACGATCCATGTCGTACTCCTATAATACTTTAGCAATTTCAATTCCAAGTGCAGTTAAACCACCTGCGACTATGAACCAAACTGCCTTTTCTATGGTCTTCAACGTCGAATTCGCCGCTGCTTGACCTGTTTCTACGCAATCGAGTCTTGCTGAGATTCGATTGAGTCTCTCATGAGATTCGGAACGCCTAGTCTCCAAATCTGCAATTTTTTCTTCTACACGAGCAAGAGCAACAATTGCTTCACTCATGCGATCTAACTTCTCCTCAATTCGTTCGAGGCGTGACACTTGCGACTCTGCCATTTCTACCAAGCCTTACAAGACCAATAACGTGCCTTGTCCTTTGGTCCCGGATTATCACAATTGTGTCTAGCTCTAAAACTCTTACGACGACCTGGAATGTGCTTCTTAATTGTCATATTCTTGTCGCCAAAATTTACCTTTTGTGCTTTTCCATCGCCATCTGGATCGACATAGACTTTTGACTTCTTAACATCGCCTTTCGTTGGCTTGTTAAGCGTCACTTTCTTGCCTTGATAGGTGGCTTCTGTAAAAGACTTAAATGATTTCATTTATCTTTCTTATCGGCGGCAGTTTTCTTCATAGCAGAACGAGCAAGATTCTTAGCGATATTCTTAACCTTAACAGTGTTGCCGTATTTGTCTTTGCGGTCACCGTCCTTTACTTTACGCCAAGGAGTTTCTTTTCTCCACGAAGCTTCATTCGTTTCTAAGTGGACGTTTGTATGACCCATTGAACGATAATGAGAAAGAGCTGAGAATGCTTTATCTTTATGCACCTTAATGCTTCTTTTTTCGCCACCACGTGTGGTATAATTAAGAACCTGATGATCCTTACCAGTCTTAATTGGGGTTCCTCTTGCTACTGAACCTGCTCTTGATCTTACCTCAGAAAATGTTTTCATTGTTTCGTTACCTTTCTATAAACTGACGTATGTTTAGAAATTGCTTCATGACCACCAGAACGAACAGAACGCATCAAGTCTGCCTTCTGACCTTTGTCTTTTAATTTACTATGGTAGTCAACAACGTGTTGTAAATCTTTGTGATTGCTGTAAACTTTAGTTTTACCACCAATCTTTAAAGAAACTTTTCTTCCACCTAAACTAGGATGCATGGCGTCAGCTGCTTTTGCTAATGTGTTATGAACAGTTGAGTGGTGATCGTTGCTCTTAATTTCGAAATCTAAAGGTTTTGCTGCTTTTTGATCCCAATCACCGTCTTTTTTAGCAGTCCCTTTTGCTGGTCCACGACGAGCACCACGTTTTGCTAAATTTGCTGCCTTACGTTTTGCAAGATCAGATTTAAAATCTTCAAATGTTTTTAAAACATTAGTGTCACGAGGCGTAAAATCAGTGTCCTCTTTTGCGAGGCGAGAATTTGCTCGAGCGATACCTTTAGATCGATTATCTGCTGCGCGTTGATGAACCTTCGCCATCTTATCAGTCCAGTCTGACTTGTTATCGCCTGTCCTGGTCGCGTAGTCATGAGCGATACGCTTTTGTCTTGGTTGATCGTCAGATGCTTTGTCGCGATATCTCTTAACAGTGTCCGGCGAAAGTTCTTTGATGTTGTCTTCTTTGTGTAACATAGAACTACCGCCGATAGCATTAGCATGATGAATCTTTGCCATCTTGGAGTGATAGTCGCCTTTAGTCTTAACTCTATATTGATGATAGTCTCTTGCCTTGGCATGATCCAACTTAGACATATCTCTCATGTCTTTACCTTTTCCTGGACCATTTTTATCTGCCATCGTTGCTTCGACTGTATGACCTTTATCGTTAGTTTTGTGGACAGTATATTTGCCGCCAACTTTATCAACTTTATTGCCTCGGGCAGCATGCTTATCGGCGCTCATTTTATTGTCGAAATGTTTTTCGCGACCATGCTTTTCGTGTCCAGGATTGTTGTATTTAACCGCGAATCCTTCGTTTGCTTTTTTCATCAAATCTTTAAGTTTTGAGAGTTTATCAAGGTCGGGTTTACTGATCGCTGCTTTCTTCTTTTTGTTAGCGATAGCATCCATAGACTTGCCGTAAGCGTCAGTAGATTCTTTCTTTGCTGGCAATCCTTTGTGCTTAGTAGCGGCAAAGTCTTTAACGTCTTTCTTGCTCATAGATGCTGCTGCCTTCTTAATCTCTGGAGAAGCGTTGGGCATTTCGCCTTTCTGTTTTGCGCGAACCATGCCAAAAAACTTTTGTTGTGCTTTAGAAACTGCTTTCTCTTGCTGAACTATAGCATCGTCTGTTCGCTTTTTCCGAAACTTAATTTTTCCTGTTTCGGGATCGCGATACTTGACTAATTTAAAGTCAGATGATTTTACTTGTTCGTTTTCCATAAACTTTATTTATAGTTTTTCTTATGTTTACTATAACCCTTTTTCACTTCTTTCTTTTTATTAGGTTCAACTTTTGCTTTGTTAAATTTTTGTGAGAATTTAGCAACAGGATTCTTTGTTTCTCTTCTGGTAACAAAATCAAACTTGGAATCTTTTTTATTAGGGTCAGTATTTCTGTTTCTTGCTCTGGCGCGAGAAATTCTTGCTCGATCTAACATTCGATCGTGCTTAACTTTATCTTGTTCTTTTTCGCGATCAATTTTATTTTTGGCAATTTTAACTGGATCAATGGCGTCAACTAAATCCAATTCTTCTTCCTGTTGTCCAGGAGTTATCTTTTTTGCTTTCTTGGTGGATTCAGGAGTTCCCCATTCAGGTTGATCTTTGTACCATCGATCAGTTTTTTCATATACAATGCCATCTAACCATTGCCTACTAACTCTGCCTTCATCTAAAGCAACAATAACGTAATTTGCTCCAAGTCGATAGATATAACCTGATTTGCCATTTTCTTTAATTATTACTCGATCGCCTGGTTCAAACAATTCACCATTTATATACTTTTCTCTGGTTTCACTAAGAAGACCCAAATCGATGTGCTGTTTAAAATCTTTAGACTCTTTCATACCCATACCAACACGAATATCATTAAACAGTTTTCTCGTGTCTACTGTAGACATTTTGGAAGGAACGCCTTGTTGAAATGATGTGAAATCATTTGAAGCAGCGTTCGCGCGCTGTTTGCTCGCCGACATGCCCTCAACTCCTTCTGAGTCTGGGTCCCTATCACCAGCAGAAGCAACGTTTATCCGTTCGAAGTTATAAAATCCGTGCTTACCTTTGACTCCGTTGTACTTGTTTAACAGAGTCTCGAATTCTACGATACGATCTTGACCAACAACCATTGTGACTTTTTTATATCCTTGGTTGTATAGGTTGGTTGCTGCGTCAAAAACGTTCTTAATTTTTTTATTGAGTAAAATGTTTCTTGCATGATTTGGAAACATTTTCCTAGAGTGCTTGATCTTGTTCGGATAACTGAGAGGGTTCTTTTTGGCATCAACTGATTGCGAAAGAAAAATCTTGTATGGATTTCTACCTGCCTTTCGACTTAGAACGTCAAGCAGTTTTTGGTGTCCAACGGTTGGAGGATTCATTCTTCCGAAAGTGAAAAATATCTCGCGTTCCTCTTCTACGAGATACTGTTTAAATGACGGTATCATTTATTTCTCGCTTTTATTTGCTCCAGATCTACGATCCTTTTCTCTTTTACGAATAGTCGGCAGAAGTTTTCTTGCCAGTTTTTCTATTCTCCCTTTCATTTTATCTAGTCGCTTTTCAATCTCTTGTCTACGAGCGAACGGTAACTCTGCTTTTGATTTACCTTTAGAAAATTTCTTAAAGAGTGCAGCTCTTGCTGCTTTTTTGGATCTGCGAGATAATCTTTCTGGGTCTGCTGCTCTCTTTTTTGCTTTTCTTTGACCCATTGCAATCTTCGCCTTCATTTTTTTCATGAGGCGAGCGCGAGCTCTTCTTTGCTGGAAGTTTAATGCTTCAGTCTTACGATCTTTGGCATTGTTACTAATGTGATCGTCACCGTCGGCGGTGTAATCTACAGTTAGAAAATCTTTAAACTTTAATGGCTTTGCCATCTTATTTCCTCGTCGGTTTATCCCATCCCTTCAAAATATCAGGCGAAAAGTTGTTGTATGAAAATTCCATTCTATCAACAATCTTTACCGCATCACCACCTAGTCGGTCAACGGCAACGAATCCTTCAGCACCCGTTACCTTAAATCCTTTGCGAGTTTTTACAAAGGTATCTACATTCCCAAGTTTATTCAATTTATTTATAAGTTTTAACTTTGCTGTTACAATTAATTTTTGTAACTCAAACATCTGTATTAAGTTGACTTTGTTTTTGAGCGAGAAGAAGTTGAGGAGTTCGTCTCGCTTTTGTCTTTGCGAGGTCTTCCCCGCTTGGGTTTTTCGCTGGGCGATTTCTTTCCCGTACTTGCTTTTGATCCATCGGATGAGTTTTTCCGTGTGCGCGACGGTGTTTCCGATGATTTCTCCTTTACGGACGAATGTGTTGTTGTAGGTTTCGATGTGCTGGGCGAGGGTTTGGTTTCCTTCAAGTTCTCGGAGGGTACTTCCTGAGATTTGGTTGAAGATCCTACCAATTTCTGCCAAAGTTTCATTAACATCTTCTGTCTCCCTTTTAGTCATGGTTGCGCTGGTTAAATTACGCAGCATTGCGTCTTGAGACCAAACATTAGAAGACTTCTTCAATGCCTTCACGTTCACACCATAAGATGCTTTCATAGTCTCGAATGTTCTACCAGTATATGTAGTATGCCACACAATACCGATTTTTGCCCTGCGTATAACTGCCGACTGTTCGTAAGGTACAGCATACACAATAGTGTTTGGGTGAAAAGTCACATACTTTTGACCATCAATTGTTTCGGTGGATAAGTCTCCGCGCCCAAACAGAAAGTCGCCCTGAATTACCCCTTTGATATCTAAAGCAGGTAAATATTTCAGAGCGTCTTTCAGTTTGGCAGAAAGATCGCCTGACGTATCAGCGTCGATCTCTGCATTGGTCTTATAGACCTTTGGGTTCTTGTTAAAGATACCCTTCTTAGCAACAAAGAACTGCCCGTCCCTGGGATCAATACCAGCGAAGATTGCGGGAGCACCGTCCCACTTCACTGATACACTTCCCTCTTTCTTGCCTCCTAACATATCGCGAAGATCACGCAGAGCAAAAATTGCTTGACGTGTGCCTTTAACACCGCCATATAGCACTTTGTCCTCGATATGAGTCATGTGCGTATTTTTTTGCTCTGTTAATGTGTCTGCAAATGATAGCATTTCTTAATACATCCAAGCATCTACTTGGTACAATTGATCTATTTCAGATTGTGTAATTTTATTATTACTAGAATCAAATATAAATCTGAGAGCACCTATGCTTCCAACGAAACTTGAATTTTGGAAGGCTTTACCTATGTAATCAAGTTTAAAAAAGGATGAATTCGTCCAAGGACCTAATATTGCTGAACTTCGTTTTACTTTATCGATATAGGTACTATATTCATTATCAATAGAATCATATGCCCAGACTACATGGTGCCAGTTCCCATCAGATACTCCTACACTACCTGAACTGTTAGTCCATCCTATTTGTGAACCGCGATAAGCAACCCACTGAGGAATTCCAGTATCAAAACCCACTCCAACGTATGTGTCTACCAACTTGTCACCAGTGAATCCCATCCCAAATTGTGGAACCGCTGCATTAGCACTATTGCTAGTTGTTTTAATCCATACACTTAGTGCAAACGTATCATTAGGATCTCCATCAAAATTTGTAGTAGGGAAACCAGCACTTGCAAAAAGGTCATCTTTATTAGCATATCCCAAAGTATTCACTTCGATCAAAGACGTTCCATCAACAACCCAAGCAATCGGTTGATTTGAATTTGAACTATTTTCAATGGTTACACTAGTTAGTGCATAATTATGCGAATCAGTAGTACTATTGATTTGTGTAGTGCTACCATTATTAGCGATTGGATCTAAGTACATGATTTGTTTATTTAACAGATTAGCATCTAAAGGATTATTTGGATCTCCACCCGCAATATACACGACGCCACCGCCACCACCAGCAGAAGCAATGGAAGAAACGAACTGTCCCAGATTGGACGCAGTTCGATTAGTAAATGATGGTGTAAGACCTAGTTTCACTTACACTAAACCAACCAAATTAGTAGCACTGGTACCAGTAGCAAGAACTCTTGCGGCACGAATGGGAAGAACAGAACCTACCTTTAGACCAACAAAGGTTACTGATGTTCCGTCAACCATATTGACTGCAAGATCACCGTCACCACCGATGTAAATACTACGAGTAGCAGTAGTTAAATCTGTCGAGTCATTTGGAGTGATTGAAAACGCACCTTGTGCTGGAGAATCAAGGTGCGAATAAAATGATTTGAATTTATCTGCCATTTGCAAAATCCTTTATGTTTGAACCACTATTTATAATAATTGCTTGCCTGTCGCTGCTTTGCTTTTGTAATCGCACATGATATGAGAAGGATACAAACCAGATTGTTTGTTACGTATGTTTACAGCAAAGTCAAAGTACTGATTACTGAATCTAATATCGACACGTTTGCCTCGACCATTTACACCGCCATAGTCCACGACAATCGGAGAGTTTATTGTCGCCATGGTAGGGTTCTTTGAAGGATCCATATACCAAGAATATATTTTAGGACCGTCCATACCATGAATCATCCAGTACCCTGAACCCATAGCAGTTTGCAGAAAGGTTTTGAGTTCGGTTCTACTCACCGCGTTTGATACATCAACTCCAGTAGGATGTTTTTTACCGCGACCATATGAATTAAAAACGTCACAGAAGGTCAACTCGTCAAGTCCAAATGCGTTAAGGATTGCCTTTCCTTTTGGAAATTGAATATTGTTTTTACGAATTTCACTTTCTGTGAAAATGTCTTTAGCAACACCTGAATTCACGAACGTGAGAGTGCTACTGAATTTTAGGGAAAGAAAACTTTTAGATCCGTCTTTGTGAGATAGTGTGATATCAGTAAGTTGAGGACCGTGTTCTTTATGATTTCGAGGACTTATATAAACCGTGGTGCCTGCAACTGCGATTGGTCTTGACTTGTTTGCGCCACCTTCGTGTTCATAACCAACAACGGGAGAACCGTTTTTTTCTGAGCACATCGCAATAATTTTTTCAGTTTGAGAAGCATACTTTCCTTTGCATTTTTTACCAGAAATGCATTCATCCAACCTCTCGGCAAGATCAGATTCAAAGACTAATCCTTTATTGACTCGCACTCCACCAGCAGGTTGTCCACCAAACTCTTCGCTTTTTTCTAGTTTGGTGATCGGAACTTCTGTTATGGTTTTTTTACCAGCAAAACTGCCGCCGAGTAAAAGTTTTTGGTCGGCACGTTTAGCAACCTTTAATCCTAAAATTTGACCAGCAGTTTTTTCAGCGTTTTTTGTAGACGTTACCTTATCATTTCCAATAACAAGGTATTTGGCATGAAAGAGTCCATCATCTGTCATGAAGTTGTTTGACTTATCATTTAGCTGAAATGTTTTTTCAACCAGCAGAACTGATCTGTACTCCTTATTTAATTTAAACAGTTCTGATAAGTTAAGATTTGCCATATGACTATTTATATTTGGGATAGTCTTTCGGATCTTCTTCTCTTAGAGATTCTATTCTGTCGACGATTTGTTTCTTCTTCGCATCGTCATAGTAACTCCAGTTTTCAATTTCTACTGACATACGTTTACAACCAATGCAATACGCATTCCAAGTAGGATCTAATATACAAACTCCAATGCAGGGTGACGGAACCTTACCACTCAACAGCAACTTTCCATGCTAACCAATGCAAAGAAATACAAGAAAACGTTGGGTCCAAAATCAATACAACTGACGGAAGCAACGCTAATTCTCTGTAAGGATGCCATGTATTTTCGTAGTCGAATCGCATTTAAAATTTTCCTTCGATTTTTTGCATCTGATAAGGATGCGAGTTAGATTTTACTGCCCCCAGATATGATATTATTTCATCATCACACCTGACCACAGCGGTTGGGAACCCATCGCAGTTCCTGTGTAATTTCACTGAGTATTTATTACTGAACGATGACTCCTGCGCCCACACATTTGCTAGAAACAAAATATCTTCCCAAATAAAAAGCAATCCACCCGGAGGAAAGTATTCAGTTTCTTCATAGATTTTAGAACCATCAGATTCAGTGTGAAGATCAATGAGTTTTAGGTTTGGTTGAGACATTATTCAAAATCCTTTCTGACGTCGGACACATAGCAATTAGTAGCAGTTTTCGTGCCCGACGCCAGATAGGTAACTCTATTTCCGTCATTAATTTTACCTTCTAAACATTTGCCGCATTTAGACCCAATTTTTTCAAGAAGAAAATGGTTTTCGTCTAACATTTTTTGAGTGATGGCGTTGCAAATGCAGAGGTACATTTAGTGAACCGTTTCCTCACCGAACGCAATTAAGTCAGTCACAGAACGTCCAGTGCTAGCATCGATAGCACCATTAGAATACCAAGCATAAAACTTGCTAGGACCCCAGTCATCAGCAGCGCCAGAGTCAAAGTATTCTGAGTAGATCACCGTAGCAATGCGATCAATCACTGCATCCCGACTTGGTCCGCCCATAAACCAGTCATCTTTAAGAGCGTAGTCAGCAATGCTGCCGAGATCACGATTGTTGAGTTCCGACAGTTCGTCGGTAAAAATTTCGAATATATCGTATTCGTCCATATTGTTTCTCCTTAACTTATGCATATATTATACCCTACAAACGCCAAAAAAGAAACTTATGGTAAGTTATTGATTTTAAAAATAAAAAGGGGGACTTGCGTCCCCCGAGTTATTTACACTGCGGAAGCAGCGAGTGCCTTGTAACCAGCAGCGATTACAGACTTTGAGGGAGTACCAAGACGGTAGAAACCTTTGGTTTCACCTTTGGCATTCGTTCGCTCGTTCAGATATACAGGATACCCTGAGAAACGAATGTCTTGGATCACTGCATAGGGATTTTTTGCACCAAACTGTGCAGTGATTTGCTTTGCGGTCAGTTGACGACCATCCATGAGTGCGTTAAGAACGCGAGTAGCTTGTGACATTACTGTCCTCCATTATTTAAATTTACCAGTACAAATCAACCAGAAAGTCTTGTAGGTCAAACGCTTCCGCTTCCCATGGCATTCGGAGATAATAATCCTCAGTCATGTTGGGTTTTAGCGTAGCACTGAGCAGTTTATTGTTCAGTTCGCCTCGCAAGTTCTGTTTAACGTGTACCAATTCATGTGCCAACGTAGTGGCAATTTCCTTTGCCGAGTAGGCAAAGTTCTCTTCACCGTCGATATATCGGCGGGAAAGACTCACTTGGATCATACGTGTACCATCAATACTGCCATAGTCAACGCAAGTTCCAGCATCATTATCCTCTAAATTCTTAACCATGTCAATACCCACAAGGACATTACGTTTTAGATCGCGAGGAAAAAAGTGATTAATAACATCGCACGCAAACTGTTCCATCCTTGCTTGTTGCGCGCAACGTCCGTTCATTTGTATTACAATCATGAGATAAATTCTAACCTATTTTTTAGGTGAAAGCAACTAATATTTAAGTTCTTGAAACATAACGAATTTTATCTCTCGGTTCAGGGTAGATCCACTCACAATTCACATAACCTTGTATCAAACGTTTCGCCTGACGAACCGCAATGACCGCTGTAGGATCTTTGTTTTCGCCAAAGGATAGTAGTCGGTCAACTTCAATGAGCGCCTCCTGACGTCCCACAACGTCTATGCAACCATGTTTGCCGTCAATGTAATACTCAACTTGGAAGTTCTTGAGTGTCTCGTTCTCTTGCTCCTCCTCAAGGTGGCGAGCAATGATATCATTACAGACGGCAAGAGGTATCTTAGATACACGCTTGGTCAAGGTCTCGTCAATAATCACCCGCCGAAACTTCGGCGGGATCTGCTTGTGACTCTTAAACATTACGCTGCCTCCGCATATTCAATTGCTTTGTTTACGGCAATCAGTTTACGACCTGAGTTGTAACCGAACCAGGAGGACTGCAGACGAGTCTCAGGAGTTCTGCCTAGTTTGTGGTCAGTCAGGTAGGTAACAGCGTTCACAGCGTTCCACCAGGAACCCATGGCGAAGTTAGCACCAGGTTGGGTCTCAAGTACATCGTATGCTTGCTTAGCATTGGTGCTAAGATCTTCATAGACTTTAACTTTACGACCTTTAGAACCAGCGTGAGGAAACACGGTGTTAAAGAACTGTATGACGTCACCAGTCTTCGCTTTCTTCTTAGAAAGGAACTGAGCAAACTCTTTGTACTGCTCAAACTTCTGGTGAGCGATACCAAGTTGCTCTTTGACCATCTCAGGATTAAACTCACGACGGTGGTTAAGAGTCACTTCGTTCTTAGAGGAAGAACTCAGAGACATCTGGAGCGTATTGTTACAGACAACACGGATAGGTGTCATACGAACGTTCAACGACTTACCATACATGTGAGGATTGGTAAACAACATAAAGTTATCGACCTGATCGCCAGGAAGCACGTCAAAGGATTCCTTAATCTTAGCAAGAACCCAGACAACTTTACCACCCTGCAACGAACCAGCGGTATGCATTTCCATATCACCTGCTGCGCAGTATTCGTTGAAGAAGTTAAATGCTTCCTCATTCTGAACTGGTTCCCAGTCAGTGCCCACGATGTCAAGGACTTTGTTGTCACCGTCTCGAAGCAGTGCCATTTTATTAGGCACACTGATACCATCAAGAACATACATTCTTTGTTTGCTGACTGTCCAGTCAACGCCAGATTTTTGCATCATCTGGACAGGACTGAGGTCATTAGACACTCGCTCACCCAAACCATGCCAAGGCACTTCTCCGGCATACGCCATTGTTTCAACTAGATGCGACATTCCGCATTCTCCTTTATGATGTTATTTAAAATTTTTGCAACAAACACTTTAGAACAATTGTAGTCAAAGGCAACTTCATCAATGATATCAGTGTAGAAATAACCTTCCTCCCACATATTCAAAACTGCTAGGTAGACCGTACCCATCTTAGACATAAGAACATACCTCGTCCCAAAGATCAGCAACTTCTTTGGCGCTATTAAAACCACCTTCTTGAGCAGCGTCATCACACCCAGCGAGTGCTTCGATGAAGAGCGAAGAAGACATGATTTTCCAAGCAGGTCCGCCACTTCGTTCCTGAATTAAGTCAGCAAGAAAGTGAGCAGAGTTGCTAAGACCGATGCACTTGTCACCAGCATAGAGGCGAATAGCACCGCGATCGATAGAAACGAAGTCAACAGGTTGTTTAGTCATGGGGTTTTCCTTTCTTTCCATAGGTATATTATACCCTAAGAAACCATGAAACAAAACCATAGTTAAGTTATTGATTTGAAAGGAGATTTTTAATTTCTTTGGGAGAGAGTTCTTTGAACTTACGACGAGAGGGAGACCACTGTCGGTATGGTTTGCTGAACCTAGTCTCGATGCCTTTTTGAGGACCATAGGTGGGTACAACTCCTATGAGCGTCTTTCCGTCAGTAATGTACACATGGTTGGGGGTGCCTGGTGCTTTATTCCAGACTGTTATCTCTTGTTTATAACGAACTGTCATGTATCACTCCATCATAGTTGCAAAAGCTTTGCGCCAAATTTCTTCATGCCGATCGTCGTCAATAAAAGCATTGCATTTATTGCAGGGAGTAAGGGATCGGTCACCTCTCCCCAAAGCAAATCTATATTCTTTAAATTTTGGTTCGGTAAGTAAATGTTCTTCAATGGAAACCTCTCGAATGTTTTTGAATGATATCAAATCAGTCCAATCGTTGCAACACAAACGATACTCGCCATCGACATCAATGTAAACATCTGTCCAAGGTTTTCTACAAGTTTTACCATGAGCATCAGAAACAGATTTCATCGGTATGATATTGTCAGGAATTGCTCCTGATCTGTTCACATATTTAACAATGGATTGATGTCCAACATCATTAGTTCTTATCTCCACACCAACTTCATTTTTTCCAGTAGTTCCTCTGTCTTGCACACGGACAGTTTTATATTTTTTAAGATCATCTTTTATTTTTAGATATTCTACATAACTTCTATCAGAATAGCAATTAAAGTCAACTAATTGAAACTTATCGAAATGTTTTGGTATCCAATCTGAATACTTGTACCCATTCGTCACAATAAGGTCTGCAGCTTTTTCTTGACCATAATGGTTTAAGTTATGTTCAAACATTCTTGTAATAAAATTATCAAAGTCGTTGTGTAGTGTTGGTTCTCCTCTACCAATGATAAAAATTTGAAGTATGATATCATATTTCTTATAGAAATTTAATCTTGATTCTAAAATAAGATCAAGGGTTTCCATTGACATATGAATATTTTGATTAGGATATCCGTGTGCTCTCGGACAAAAACTACACCTTAAATTACAAAGTTCAGTTATGTTTAACTCTATCCTTGGTGTTTGAATAGAATCAGGATAAGGAAATTTCATTATTGAATGGCGTATCTACTCAATTCATTATCGTACAAACCGTTCTCTAAGAAATCAACCAATAGAGTAATCTCGGTTTCAGTCAACCCGAGAGGAGTAAACCTGTAGTCAAGATATTCTGTAGGGATATCTGCTTGTGGCACTGCAGCGTTCTTATACTCAACAACCTGACGAACAGATGCAAAGGAAGCTCCATGTCCAAATATATTTGTGTCTTTTAAATTGTACAATGTCGGAATCTTAAACTTGTAGTTATCAAGATCCTGTTTAGTAAACCCACCTCTTCCTTTTCGAACGTCTTCAGAAACTTCTCCGACAATGAAGTTCATAGCATCAAGATCAGCAAACCCTACCGCCATAAACACTTCCTCTGCTGGAGCATATTGCCTAGAACTAAGAGCAGGACCAGTATGACAACCACTGCACCCAGCGTTACCGAAGAACAACTGTGCACCTTTAAGTTGATTGTCAGTCATAGCAGTTTTATCGCCGCGTAACCATTTCTGAAACGGTGCACGATTGGTTAGAACTGTGCGTTCGTATGCTCCCATCGCTTGAGCAGCAGAAGGCACATCCTCTATCCCAGTCAAACGATGAACACCTATCGCTGCTGCTGCTTGAGTTTCAACGCCACTCCACTGTCTTGAGTTGTTTTGTTTTGGCGTTCCTTCTGTCATTAAAATTGCTGGGTCAATTCCAGCATTAATAATACCATCGGGAGAGTTACCGAACTGTCCATTCCAAAGCATCACTTCTTGGTATGCCACATTAACAATGGTCGGCGAGGCAATAGGTTGAACGTCAACGCGGACGTCTTCGTCTGAACTCACAAGTGTTCTGTCTGCTCCTTCGCCTACTCCTCCTTCTCCTATACCCTGAGCGATACCTGATTTAAAACCAGACGGCGCATTGTGACAAGAAGCGCAAGAGAACGTGCCGTTTAGTTCAGGTATTTTTCCTATGCCTACTGACTTGTCGTGAAATATAATTTTTCCTTGCTCAACTTTTTCTTTGGTAATCGGATTGAGTGGGTCCTGGGGGATAGAGTCATAGTCATCGCTCTCTGGTAAAATGAAAGCATCAACGTCACCTATAATTGACAATAAAATATCTGACTCTGTCGGAACAGCAACAGGTTCCGGTGTTGTAGAATTTCCCCCAGACCCACCACATCCGTAAAGAAAAAGAAAAAGAACAATAATTTTTTTCATGAGATCATTTGTGAAATTTCAGTTGCGTACTTCTTGTTGGTTACAGGAACTGCGTTGGACTTGTGAAGCGTGGCAATTCCAATGACGAAGTCTCCGGTGTATCTTGGAGACTCTTTGCTATCTCCTCTCGCCTTTGCTGGAGCAGCCACGCACGATGCGTAGCGTTTTGCCTCAGCCGCACGTTCTGCAGAGATTGACGATTGCGGTTTGTATTCCTGGAACTTTGGCGGAACATACTTGACACAGGGTTCTCCTTTTACTTTGCGGGACTTACGTTTGCGACCATTAAGATCGTACCGTGAATTAGTATATATAATCACAACTTCTCCATCGGAATCATGTACTTGACATTGTACGCTTTTTCGTACACTTCGTCAAGGTCCAAGAGGCAAGCGAGAGCATACTCCATACCTTCAGCATACCAATCCATGCAGTTTGCCATTTCCTCGTTATGATCATTCTCATACTTACGGATATCCGTCATAGTCTTGGCAATTTTTTTGTCAAGCATTCGACGCAACTCACGAGACAAAGCAGATCGAGTCGGCGTTACAGGAATGTCCTGCATTTTTAAGTTTGATGCTACCATTACACTTCCTCCAAATAAATTCCAACTTTACCAAAAGAACCAGTTCTTAGGTCTTCAACTGCAATCTTGTACTTCTCACCGATGTCAGTCTCGATGTAAGCATGACCCCACTGAACTGCCCAGATCACACCGTGAACGGTAGGATGTAGAGCACCGAAGAACGCTTCAACATGACGACCGACTAAGTTCATTATGCTATCTCCAACTGATCACAAAGTTCATCTTCGTCATAAAACTTAGCGACGAAATCCTCGATGCTGCCACGCCAGATGTTATTGTAAGCAGCATCACCAGTTTCCCAGTTGCGCTTAATATGATAGGCAGTCAATGTCAGACCTCGAGGTGCTATTTCTACCATGTAGTGGTAATCAGTATCACCGTGCGATTCGCAACCCGGAGTAAACTCAGCGACTGAATTAGCGCGAAAGAATCTCGCGGCGAGAGAACCTCGTTTCCCTGCTCTAAGCAATTTACGAAAGTAAGTCGCCGCGCCTTCGGGATAACCGTCGAAGTGGATGTAGAAAGTTTGATTGCCGCGAAGTTCATCGCGAAATTCGTAAGTTGCTCTAGTTCCCATATTTGTATCTCCTTAATTGATAAGACTATTATACTACGGATGATATCAAAACAAAACCTATCGCAAGTTATTGATCTTCAACGGGTTTTTTACCACCTCCGGAGGGTTTAAGTTTAAATAGCGGTAGGGGGAACGCGTCTAAACGACCTTCAGCTTTTAAAAGATTGTAGTCGTCAGGGTGGAGCGGTATATACTTCGCGTCCGTGTAATTGTCTAAAAAGCGTTGAATACGCTGTTCTAAGGGTACTTTAATCATTTTTAGTTTTTTCCTTTTCCTTAACAAAGAGTCACTATTATACTCGATTCGATCAGAAAGAAAACTACATTTAAGTCTTTGTTTTTAAAGAGGTTTTCCAAACCAACTGATGAGAACTTTCCTTGTTCCTGAAAAGACTTTAGTTACACCATGTTGCACCTGGAAATCATAAACCAAAGACCTGGGTGGTTCTAGATCAACTACGAGAGGCATCTGTTCGTCGTAGAAAAGACTATGTCCTCCAACCAGGTTGTTAGATTCCAAGTGCGTAACAATCGTCAACTCAGATTTAGATTCATCATCGATGTGAACTCTCGCCCAAGATCCAGGATAATATGTCAGAATGTAATGCGAGTGAACATGTCTCTTAGCATATTCTTCTAGTTTAATAAGTCCGGAAATTTTTTTCCGGTACTCGCTATTGACATGAGAGTAGTCAACGTTGTACAAATTATAATACTTTGTTTTGAATTCAGTTTTTAAACTGTTCTCAAGTTTTATAATTTCCTCAACATCTTTTTGATTTAGAATCTCTTCTGTTTTAAAATTAGTCAGCATTTAAATCAGTTAAAGGATTTCCGATGTGACGTTCAGTTGCATGATGTTCCATTCTGTGCCCTTGAGTACGTCGAACAATGTCATCCGCATTAAATTCTGCCCAATACATTTCAAATGCAACACCATCATCTATGCCCACAAACTGATGCCATTTACCTGGTTCGACTTTAAAGTAATCGCCTGGTCGAAGAATAGTTTGGTCGCAAAGATGTGGACGTTCGGAACTTGGTTCGCCTGTCCAAGTTTTAATCATTAGCGTGCCAGACTCTACGAAGAATCCATTCCACTTAGTCTTGTGGTAGTGCTCACTACAACAGTGGTTTGCTTTAAACTCGATTCGATGGAACTCGAATGAGGGGGTATGCTCAATGAGTTCTGTTTGACCCCATACTTTACCTGCTTTCATTTTATGCCTCGTTTATTATTAACTGTTTTTGCAACATTCCTAATGCTTGTGGACCCATGAAATCAACTAACTTTTCATTAGCACCAAAAGTTCTTAAGTAATTACATTGCTGATCACCATGTTTGCCTTCTAGATTATAGTTTCCTGCAATAGAAATTCTAACTTGATTAGAAGTATTAATTTTTGTTAGATGGTTAATCCATCCTGGAAAAAATATCAATAGTCCTGTCTTTGGTGTAATTTCAATCATAAAATCTCTGAACGGAGAATGACTAAGTTGAAAAGTTAATGGTCCTCCGTTCTTGGGGTAAGAAACATAATAACACCAACTAAGAACGGCACCTGAATGAGGTTCTCCTCCAGCATGAGAATGAACCATCGTACTAACACCAGGTCTGCATATGTGCCCCCAATGACCTCCTTTAGGATGAGAACCCGCAGGACCTTCTTTTGTATCTAGTTGTTCTTTTAAACCAGGAGCAAAAGAATTTGCGACAATGTCTAGGATATGGAATAACTTTCTAACTTGTTCTGTTACAGGAAGAATCGTATCTTCATAACTGGTACTGTTAGGGTTGTTGTTTAGTCTGTTATTTTCATACTTTAAAACATCTTTCGCAAGAACTTTGTTGTCTATAGCTCCAGACAAATCGTAGGTTGTTGCTTTTAATGACAACAATGTATGTTCGACTGGTTCCAGTTTCATATACGTTGTATCATAGTCATTCTATTAGGATCGTTATAGAAATCACAATCAATTTTTTTATCCCAAATATTAATCATATATGAAGTTCTTCTCAAAACTTTTCCCACATCCGATTTATGTACTACTCTAGGATGCCACAAATAACATCTATTTTCTACTGGATCGAGTTCTATTATTTCACCTTTAGAATTTTTTGTAAGAAGTTTTGCACCTTCAATTATATCAGAATTGATATACAGAACAATGCTACAGTAAGGTAAGTGAACATTATTGTGTTCAAAATATTGAATGTGGTCAAAATCATAATGCCACTCAGTACCAAAATGATGTCCAATAACATCATAGTACCATACTTCTATTCCTACTGCTTCCTGAAAATCATAATACTCAGCAGCAAAATTTACCATCTCCTTTGCCCAAGGGTTTGGTATCTTATCAATATCAAACCACCCTGCTTTTAGTTCTTCAGCATGAGTTGTTTCTTTTGCCAAAGAAAGAATATCTTGACTTAAAAAGTTATCTTTGTAGCGAATCATTTTTGTATATATAAATCAACTTAACGATGAGAAGGGTTGTATGTCAACCGAATCCATTATTAGAAAATATTATGATCCAAAAGAAGGCGAAGTGTTTTATTTGTATAGAACATTTAGTGGTAATATAATTGCCATGAAATCTAAAGTACAAATGAAAGAGTATATTGGTTCTTATGTTTGGCCATCAAAACAAATGGCAGCAGAAACAGAACCAGTTATACAACATCAATAGGATAACCTTCGTACCATTTGATTAAAGTGTTAACTCGAAACGAGCGCCATGCTTGTTTGTCCATTGCCCATACAACTAAGTGTTCGTTGTCTTCTCTTTGTTCTAGGATTTCTGGAACATTGTGATCAGAGAGTTCTCGGTTCAACGTGCAAGGCATAACTCGCACCTCACCAGTGTCAATCTTGGTGAACTCTACAGTAACAACACCTTCTAGTGCTGCTTTAGTAAACCCTTTAATGCTAGTATGCATTTTATTCTTCCTTCAATTGAAGATATACTTCTTCTAAAATATCTGTTAATCGTTTGTCGTTTTCTTCGCAATGCGTTACAAGAGAGAGCACAGCATCATAGAGATTGCCATACTCTCCCTTGGTTTTTTGTTTACGCACTAGAATTTGGATGCGAGAGAACATAACATCTGCACATCCTCTCGCTTCTCCGTTCCACTTGTCGTTCACGCAGCATCTTCTCGTTTAGTATTTGCTAAACAATATCCCAAAACATTTTCGGGAGAAGAAATTTCATAAGGATCTTGATCAAGATTATCCTTCATCCCTGGTTCAGGAAATACTGATTCTACGACACCATCATCGACAACAAGAGCATAGCGCCATGAACGAACACCAAACCCAACGTTGTCTTTCTTGACCAATGCTCCGACTGCTTCTGTAAAAGTTCCTGATCCATCTGGGATTACCTCCACGTTCTCTAGGTTTTGTGCTTTTGCCCATGCGTTCATAACAAACGAATCATTAACAGACATACAGTAGATAGCATCAATGCCTGTGTTTACAAACTGTTCATACTTACGTTCAAATCCTGGAAGTTGGTACGTTGAACAAGTAGGAGTGAAAGCTCCTGGTAAACTAAACAAGATAACTCGCTTACCTGCAAAATAATCTGCAGTTGTTTTCTCTTCCCACTTGTATGGGTTTGGTGATTTGCCTTCCAACTCCGGATCGCGGACTCTAACATGGAATGTTACGTCGGGAAGTTTTTGCCCTTTTCTAATCATATTGTTCTCCTATTAACAAATTCTGCAACAAAATATTTTCTTATAACAGCGGTAACAAAAAATGCAGCAGTTAGAAACGGTGCTGCTTCTAATGCTGACATATTTAATTCATATGCTATTGATAAGAATACAAAGTTTAAACATAAATTGATAGGTGTTGCTGCTAATGTATCTAACAAAGAAAATTTAAATGATTGCCTATTAAATTTCATAGTTCGTTAACAGTAACTCCTTTCTATTGGACTCATCTTTACGGTACATTTTACCTGAATGCATTGTATATGTCAAGTCCCATTCTTTTTGATGCCAAACATCAAAGAGTCCTCTAATCTCAGGACTAGAGTTATAAGTAATCATCACATTTCCTTTGCAATTAAATGCATCTTCAGCAAATTGCTCGTGATTAAATCCGAGGTGATGACTACCTTTCTTGCCATATAATCCTGACTTAATATCATAAGGAGGATCAGCAAAAACAAATTCGTCTTCTCTACAATCTACTAAGACTGTTTTGTAATCTAGATTAGTGATCAACCAATTTTTAATCAAATCAGAATATTGCGGAAGTCTCTCGATATTACTTCTGGAAAAGTTAGATTGACTGGCAGCTGCAGAAAACCCTGAAGACTCCCCAAGACCAGAAAAACTGCACTTATTACAAATGAAGAAACGAACAGCAGTCCCAAAAGGATCAAGAGGTTTACCGAGTGCTTCTCTACTTTCAAGAAAAAGTTCTCGATGCGATTGAGTAACATCTTCATATGTTTCTGCCTTTAGTTTGTAATTTAAGACAGCATTATATAGTGCTTCTCCGTTTTTCTGAAGTTGTGACCAGAAGCAAAAGAGATTTTTGTAGATATCGTTAACCCAAATCTGAGTATCCGGATATCGTTTAGTGAACTCAATTGCTACTGATCCGCCACCTAAGAATGGTTCACGATATGCTGATATATTATCAGGCAGATGATCAAAAATAAATTTTGTTGCTCTAGATTTTCCACCTGGATATCTTAGTGGAGTCTTTAGAGATTTTAAACTACCCATTTGCTTCGCCGATATATTTTTTTCTGTTTGCATCCCATTCTTCTGGAGTTACATTATCAATTGAAGTCCAACCGCTTGGTTCCCAATTGTGATGTCCAGGAGCAACAGGATATGTCTCAACATTTTCTTGATCGTGGATATGTAATTGAATCAATGCATAATGCAAGATCTTCATCACATCCTTACGCCACTCATCAGGATTGCCTTTGCGCCCATATCTCTTTGCGTATTTGATGACGTTTCCAAGGCAAAACCCAGTACCATGACCACTATCAATAATGATATCAGTCGCTTGGTACTTATCCGTTGCATAATGTTGGTCGTATGTTTGATCGACATATCGCTTAAACTCCTCTATGAGTTTGTCTTCATTAAATTTATAGTTCATTAATCTTCAATCCTTCAGGCGTTAGAGTTATTATACCTAAACTCGTTTCCAATTTATACCCCCAAAAATCATAGATCTTAACTTCCGGCATATTTTCAATGATGAAGTCCCTGACTTGCGTCAGGGAACTCCAGTTTTTTTTATCTAGCAATTGATCTTTCAAGATGCCAACTTTCCTTGTGCTTGTAGCATGAACTTGTACTCTGCAAGAGTCATCGTTCCCATGTCTCTATTGTGACATGCTCGAACCATAGCACCTTCGTTAAAGGAGGTTTCGCCTCCCTTCGACCAAGGAGTATCATGAGCATAAACTGCGTCAGAGTACAAGAGAGGCAGACCATCAATAGCACATACGCCACCACTCACATACAGTTTTTCTTCACGCTGATTAGCAGTCAAAGATCTCTGAGGATGGAGTCGAATGATTCCAAGTTCTGCATCCCCAATGACCTCGCGGAAGAGCATAGCAACATGTTTCTGAGCAGCAGAGTTAGACCAGTTCTTGATATTTTTTCGTACAAAAGGTTTAACGAACTCACGAACCTTTTCAAAGGTGGTTGTTTCTTCTTCGTAGGTAGTATCATTTGTACCAGTCAACATGCTGTAAGCATGCATAAACCGACCGAAGAACTCATTTTCGTTTACGATTTTGAACGAACCTTGTTCAAGAACGTCGAAATAGAAAACCATATACGCTGAGAAGATGTCAGCATTAAACTTTCTTCCTCTGAACTTTCGGAGTGCTACGCAGGAGTCAAGAAATTTCCTAGTTCGTATGAGTGCTTTTGCAGTAATTTCCGGATCACCGTCAATTAAGTTTTCAATTTCTGTTTGACCTGCATCAACATTGCCTTTAGCAATAGATCTGATTATTGCTATCGCAACCCACTCATACCACTTCGCGCGAGGGTTGGGTAAATTACCATCAAAATGTTGACAATAAACTTCGCCAAACTTGTTGACTCCAAGTTCCCACAAGGGATGAACTTCATTTTTATACTCTTTAACATGAGATGCAATTGAGCGTACAGTCTTAGCAGCAGAAGATTCTTCGTTTGCCATAACCATTTCCATGAAGTTGGTAGGTGTCGTGGTATTAATTGCTCGAAACACATGCGCTGCCTGAGTAGAAGAGCAAGTATAATAGGCGACAGGAATTTTAATTGAATTGAGATCAAGATCTTCAAACATTGCAAATGTTTTGCCGTTTACAGGAAACCTGCCTTCGTAGAAAGCACGAAGAGCGCGACAACGATGACCGCCATCAATCACAAGATAGTCGCATTCATAAATTGCTTTAGCAATAGGGTTGTTTCTAATGTCGCGAATTAAAATCATACCTAATCCATGACCCTTGGTGAAGGAGTCAATGATCTTGATTGATTTTTTATAACCTGCCGAAGTAGGTCCTCTCTGAGCAATTGGATCAGGATTCAACTTGCCAGTAATAAGAAGTTGGATCAACTCCATTGCGGTCAGTTGATCATATTCAATTTTTATAGGGGTTTGTTCCATTCGTTTTTCTCCGTGGATGTTTAATTTAAGTTGTCCGGATTAGGGACAAGGCATATTATACTGATTTCTTATACAAAAGAAACCAAAGGTAAGTTATTGATTTTAAACAAGAAAATCAGCAAGGGATGATTCGACTTTTTGATATCTGCCTCCTGAGGTATCCCTAAGTCTCAGTTCAGCATTTCCAGTGGACTTTCGTATGTACATCGTACAAAGGTCCGGAAACATTTTTGCGATCTTGTCGATAGATTCATAAACATATTCTTTAGTGCGAACAGTTTGTAACCCACCTTCTTCTTTGTAGTAGTTGCTTTTAACAGTGTAGTTGTCCAGTCTGCACAAAACACCGTTCTTTACATATTGACGCAGACTGTACTCATAGTCCTCGCCATGATTGGTCACGCGAGCAAGGTAATCATCATGCTCAACAATAACACCAAACATAGAAGCAATAACATAACAAAGTTTAGTGTAGACTCGATCCTTCATAAAATATGCATTTGATGCTGCATATATTCCAAACGTTTTAGCACCAACTTCTACGCATTTATTGAAACCTTGCTCAATAATTTCAGAATACAAATCATCAATCGGTACGAGAGTTTTCTCGTCTTTTCTTCGTTGCACTTCTTCGATGTCATCATCAAACATCATAAGGTAAGTGCCTTCAGGATATGACTTTTCAATATGGTTACGTTGCGCACCAATAGTTGGTACGCCAATGCTTATGTTGCGTCCATATTTATGATCGCCAAGTGCTTTATCGTACGACTCAAACTCTTCTTCATTAGCGACCCAGATAGTAACTCTTTCAGGAGGAATGTTATGTTGTTCAAAAACTTTTAAAGTTTTGTTTTGAATTGTTACTGGTCTCTTATAACTTGGTACTGCTATTTGATAATCTATCATAGAAATCCTGCTAAACTTCCTGCTTCAACTTGCGGGTGGTATTGCTGTAGCATATCTTCGCCACCGTTATCTCGAAGATAATCATACCACTCATCGCTTGACCACATACCTGCAGTCACACCATTAAATTTTGGATCGTTACGTTCTTTTCGTCTGGACTCAACAAAATTATATCTGTGACTTTCATATTCCCAACTGCCTAATTCTAGCATTTTTTCTCGGAAATAGCAAACGAGAGAGATACGTTCCATGTCTTCAAGTTTTTGACCAGCAGGTGGTTTAATTTCAGTGTTGCCATGAATACCTTCATGATTATTAATCAGAAGCAGGTCACCAGGTCTAACGTCAATTGCTACTCTGTATTCAGGTAGCACCAGATATCCTCCTTCCCATTCTTTTTCGTTAGCAACTACAGTTAGATTAGAGAACCCTTCAGATAGGTCACCAGCGTCCCTGTGAGCGGCAGTGCGGAAATTTTTATTCACGGTAATGGTAGTGAAAGGGGTTGATGTACCAGCAACTCGAAACCTTTCGTCCAGCAGATTTGCTTTGTTGTTTTGAGCAGAAAATCTGTTGGGCAGAAGTTCATTAAATTCACAAGAAAGTTTCTGCATAAAGGGAAAGCATTTAGAAAAGACTTCTGGATATTTTGCAGTGTAAGATGTTGCTCTACCATAAGGAATTCTTGGATAACGATCATAGAAACCAGCAATCCCAGAGTTTACCTGATTGGCATAGGATGTATCAGAAACATAAGTTTTCTTCACCAAAGCAGCATCTTTTCTTGCTTCTTCAAGAGAGGTTGACTTCCATTCTTCTAACTTCTTCTGAAAGAAATCTTCATAAGTGTATCCGGCAGATGATATTTTTTCGCGCAACCATACCATACCTCTAGCACCAGAATCTTTATTGTTTTTATGAAATAATTCTATCTCGTCTAGTCCGCTGACACCTGTAACGCTGTTGGAAGAACCTTTAATAAAGTAATCCATAATGTCAAACTGATAGTCTGTCACCCAGTCACGATTGTTTAACTTACCTTCTTTTGGTCCAGCAGCGAGTCCGCGATTTTGAGTTGGTTGTGCTGCACCAACCAATCCTTCATACGCACCAGACTGCTCGCTTGCAGTAAAAACATTCTTGCGAAATTTAAAAATGCAATTAGACTCATCAGCATTACCGCCAAGGGATTTGTTTACAAAAAACAAATCGGTGTCTTCATTTATAATTTGGTCGTAATGATTTTCGTCAAGAAACTTTCCTAGCAAATGTTCGCAAGTTATTTTTGACTCTCTAATTATTACATTCATATACTCTACGTCTCAAATCGCTGGTTGAAAATCTATGGTCTCTTTTGTTAAAATATATCTCAATTCCTCGGGAAGCGCAAGTAGATCGACCAGTAAAATCAGTGTCTTTATATTCTGCTCCAATAATTCGAACATCAATGTTTACCATGTTAAGCACATCAATGAGGTCGTCTTCTGTTTGATATGGAATTATTTCATCAACATACTTAACTCCTGACAGTTGTGTGTATCTTTCAACAAGAGTTTGTACTGGTGAATTTTTTCCTGGGCGATCAATAGATGGGTCAACCTGAAGTCCGCAAATTAAATAATCACATTGTTCCTTTGCTTCGCGCAACATTGTAATGTGTCCCGCATGAAGTAGATCAAATGTGCTCGCTGTGAATCCTACAATTTTCTTATTCATAAAAACAATATACTCTTAAGTCTACAGAAGAACGATCTGCACGTCCAGGTTCTGGATGTTCAAATGCTGTGTGGAACGCTCGATAATT